AAATCCAGATGTTGGATTAGCAGATACTGTAGATGTTATTGTTCCGTCTGTGTTAGATACAGCAGATGAGTCTGAACCTCTCCAGTTCCATGCTACATAGGTGCTGTTTAATTGATTAACACTGCCTGCTGTTTTCAAAGTAAACCCATCACTATCAAAAGACTCTTGCAATGAAGAGGTTGCAGTTTCTGCCGCTGTTGTATTTGTTATTAAACGAACACCTACACCTCTGTTAGTGTCAAAGACAGTATTATCAAAAGCATTACTTCTTGATTTAATCCATAATAAATTAGGACTAAAACCAACACCTGCAATGCTTTGTCCTGTGCCATTACCAGTATAAGTAACAGTATTCATATACTGACTACCATCTACAATCGTGCTATCAGGTAGGTTATATGTATTTAGTTTCTTGTATCCTGTAGGTGGTGTGTATTTAAATGGTCTTTGACCGAAGTTTACACTAATTGTAGAACTGCCTTGCAATGAAAAAGCAGGGGCAAAAGTTCCTGATAATCCTGTATATGCAACACCTTGAGATGTTCCATTTTTGTAAAATTCTAGTTCTCCTGAATCCATGTCAAGTGCTACACCTATAACATCATTTGCTGTGTATGACGCACCATAAGCAACATAAGAACCATTATTGTATTTTCTACCAACAGCATAGTAACTATAACTTTTTGCTGTCTTTCCTACATATTCACTAGTTGCTATAGGTATGCTTTCTGTTACATCTTTTATACCAAAAAATACAAGGTTACTAGTATCAACATCTACATGACCTTCCCAATAATATTTACCGCTTGATATACCCGTAGTTGCTCTGATAGATGTCCAACTATTATTATCTACTTTGAAAGTTAAATTAGCATTACTAACAGTAGGATAAAGACTACCCATGTCTAACGGATTCAATGTAGCAAAGTTACCAGTATCCTCATCTGCTAGTGATGGTGTATCAGACATTAAGTCATAGGTTGTTTCACTCGATGCGTTAGAGTTAATGTTGTTAGGTGTCCAGTTGTTCTTGTTACCAGAAGCATCAAAGTTCCATTGGAAATCTCTAGTGTCAGCGAATGCCATGTAAATGTATGTTTGACCAGATGAGTTATTAGAACCTGATGTGTTTTTTATTTGAAATCCGTCATCAAGAAAATCTATAGAATCAAAATCTGCTTCTGCATTAGAAAGATTTGGATACAATACTTTATCAGTAGGATTGCTAGGACTTCTTGTATTGTCTAATATTGTCCACTGACTAGGACTTAATGTAGATGATTTAACCATCACAAATGCAGGTCTGAATCCAGTGGTTACTGTTGGTCCAGATGTTGAACCATTACCAGTATATGAACCAAATTTAGAGTAACCAGATACAGAATGAAAACAATAGGCAACATAATTTGAACCTAAATCACAAGTATCTGCATTATTAGCACCTAAAGTAAATATTGATGATGTTGGTGGAGTATTCCAAGGTGATATAGTTTGTTGTGCAAAAGCATTAGTTAAATTTAATAAGGCATAGTCTACTGGATTTGAAAGTAAAGTTGTAAAAGTATACCAATTTGTTGAAGCACTTCTATTTTTTAGTATTACTAATTCTGGAGCATTGTTTAATCCATGACCTACTGTATTAGTTGATGGTGTATCAACACCACTATAAGTTACAATAGAGAATCCAGTATCAGGATTAGCACGAACACTAGATGTAATAGTGCCATCTGTATTAGAGACTGTAGTATCACCTGCATCCCAACACCAACCGACATAAGTTAAACCAGAACCATTCATTGAACTATTAGAACCAATCGTAAATCCATTAGAATCAAAAGATGTTAGACCAGTTGATGTTCCTTCAGGGTATGTATATTCAGAGTTTAAATGTTTTGTTGCACCTCTGACTGTATCATACAAATAATGAGCACCACCACCATTTCTTTGCTTTCCCCATACCAAGTCAGGAGAGAAACCTACATTACTAATAGATTGTGTTCCACCATTACCTGTCCACAACACTGTATTAAATCCATCTGCCTGTGTTGTTTCTTTCATAGGTAGATAGAAACCATTAGTGCCGTATGTGCCTGTGTATTCTATAGGTGACCATACACCATCGCCATTATATTTACCGAAGGATGTTGGGTCTAATGCTTGTCCGTCTACGAAATTAACTTCTGTCATGTATCCATCAAAAGGCTGAATAAAAGACCCACTACCCCACTCTAATACACCATGATAATGGTCTACTGTGCTATTTATAATAGAATTTGCATTCAAAGATGGATTTACTGTAGAGTCAAATGCAGTAAGTCTTTCACCATTTACATAAAACCTCATTCTATCTGATGCTGTTACATTAGATGAATCATAAGTAAATGTTAAATGATACCAAGCAGATGGGTCGCGAAATACTTGAGTGGTTTGCAAATATCCAACAGTTGTATTTGCAATTGCAATATCAATTTTAGATGTTCCAAGCAATCTAATATAATCTACATTATTTGGAGTATCTCCTGCTGTAAATATATTATAGTTATTAGTTGATAATATACTGCCTATTTTTATCCATGCACTCCATGTCCATGTTGTTCTATTACCTGCACTTGTAGGTGTTCTTTCTAAATATGCAGATGCAGATGAACGAAATCGTAAACTATCTGTGATGTTATAGCCACTAGGACTATTAGCTCCCATGCCTACAAACATTTAAGCAACTCCCAAAGAACGACCTTGTTCATATAAGTTAGTGCCATCACTTCTGAATGTGATGTAATCTTTTGCACTAGGGTCTGTAGATAATGTGGGTGCTGTTGCTCCTGTAAATTTAAATACGCTATTCCATGATGCTGTTCTTGAGCCTGTACCGTCTTGTACAATTTGTAGTGAGTAGAATCCACCGTCAACGAGGTTTGTAGGTGCATTAAATGTTCTGTTACCGCCTAATGTAACAGTTGCTACTTGTCCTGTAGCTGTATTCCAGTCAATAGTTGCACCATCAGTTAATGTAATAGTAGGAGAGTAGCCACGACCTGTAACAGCAATACCTGCTGATGTTACTGACATAACTGTAGTGCCGTCAGACTGTATATCTATATTTCCTGTGTTGTCAGCAGTCGTTACAATTCCACCTACACTGGTTGTTTGTGCGTTGATTGTTGTTGCCATGTATGCTCCTAAATTACCAAGTATTTGCTACCAGAAGGTATTGTTAATGCTACCCCTGCTGCAACTGTTTGTGGTCCAACTGCAAACCCATTATACCCTGTTGGGATAATATAGTCAGAACTCACTGTGTTTTTATGTAATGAAATGCCATTAGATGCTGCTATTTGTGGTGCATATAATGTATCGGTTTCATCTTGATGTGCAGATTTTTCAGCAGGATATGTTACAAATACATTAGATGTTCCTGACAAGGTGATAGCACTACCACTATTACTAGACTCTAGTACGGTGTCCCTAGATAGCGTTGTTCCAGACGCTGTATAAGTACCAATACCAACTTCAAATTCTGTGCCTGATGTAATAGCATAATAACAAGTATTACCATCACCGATTACAGAAAAGTTTTGGAAACCTGATACTGCACCAGCAAGCGTGACTGTACCTGTGCCTGTGGTGGTTGTGGTTTCCTGTACTCTATCTTTAACGACTAATGCCATTATTTATCCTTACGCTAATGTAACTGATAAGTTGCCTGATGTGATTTTAAATATGTCACCAGAGTCAATCGTTTTAGATGTATCTAAAGGTGTGTGGAATAATAAGTTACCACTTGTAGAAGCATCGTGAATACCAATGTGAGTTACTGTTCCCCATGAAGCTGTACAAGTAGGGAAAGTTACATCTGCACTGTTAGTAGATACACCATTAGATGGAGCACCAAATGTTACTGCTGTTCTAGCATATGAACCACCTGATGCTTCTGTACCTGAATCAGCATCTGTTGGGTCTGATGTATATAAAGATACATACACTGTTGCTGGTGATGTATATGTTGTGTTACGGAGAACTGCGTTGATTAACGCATTTTCTAAATAATTACTAAATTCTGCCATTTTAATTTACCTCGTTGAAAGTGTTATAGACATTGGAGAAGATGGATATTCGCTATCATCATCGCTTGCTCTTAATGATGCTAGACCTCTGTCATACAAAGATGCCCATGTTGCTATGCGTTCATCGTTCATAAGATAAGGTTCAGCTTCTGCTAATGCACCGTACAAAAGCAAGTCTGGGCAGTTAGCTAGAAATAAGTTAGATGCGTTACTGTCTGATAAGAAATCAGGCTTATGGTAATACACCATTCTTAATGTATATACAGCATCAGGATACGGAGCAAATTGAAACTCACTACCTAATAATGTGTACATGGTAGGAACGCCTTTGTCTGTTGTTCTAGCGTTTCTAAAGAAGTTCGATGTGTTTTGGAATTGTAAGACTCGTACTGGGTTAGTATCTAAATGTAAATCTTTCATGGCTAGAAAGTCTGATGGTAGCGATACTGTACTATCGTTTACAACTGTGTCAGCAGTAGCTACTTTTAACATTTGCCTAATGCGTAGGTCTCTTCTTAATCTTTCTTCTGCTAGACGGATAAAGTCAGGTATCTGTGTCGTAAGGTCACTACGAGCAAGATAATCTGCTACTGTGCTTTTTAATGTTGTATAGCTAGTAAATGCCATTATACTCTACCTTGTCTTGTCCTAAAGAACCTGTTGTCTGGGTTGTTTAACCATGCTCTAAATTTCTTTTGGTCAATCACATGAAATCCACG